GACTTTCGATATGATGGAGGGTAGTAAGACAGGTAAAGCCGCAGAAGCTGATGTCATTATTGGTGTAGGGCATCGGGATAAACTAGATACAGATGAAAGGATTAGAAGTTTGGCTATTAGTAAAAATAAAATAACAGGTTGGCATGGTCAGTTAGTTTGTACCATTATACCAGAACTATCGAGGTACGATTTATGATAACTGTATTTGATGTTGAAACAAGTTTTCAAATAACAGAAGATGGTAAGAAAGACCCATCAGCAAAAAATCCAAATAATTTTTTAGTGTGTATGGGTATAAACGATGAATACGTATTTTTTAAACATAATGAATTTAAAGGCATACCAAATAGAAAAATAGTACAAGATATATTAGATAAAACAAAATTACTTATTGGGCATAACATAAAATTTGATTTGTTATGGTTATGGGAAGCAGGTTTTAAATATGATGGTAGAGTTTATGATACAATGATTGGCGAATACGTTATGAACAAAGGTATTAAAAGAAGTTTAAAATTAAAACATTGCTGTCAGTATCGTGGTGTTGTGCAAAAATCTGATTTAATTGAACCTTATTTAGAAAAAAATATATCGTTTGAACGTATACCAATAGGTCTTGTAGAAGAATATGGTAGATTAGATGTAAAAGCGACAAGGTCTTTGTATGAAGCACAAATGCTACAATTAAAAAAACCACAGCACAAACATTTAATTAATACATTAAAAACTATGTGTAGGTTTTTAGTTGTGTTGGCAAAGATGGAAGACAATGGTATCTACATTGATATGGGAGTTTTAGATACATTACAACAAGAGTTTGAAGATGAGCATGATAAACTTCGTGTAGAAATAGATGAGATTATACACACAAGAATGGGTGATACAAAAATTAATCCTGCAAGTACAGAGCAATTGTCTTGGTTAGTTTATGGTGTAAAAGTAAAAGATAAAAAACTTTGGTCTAAAACTTTTAATTTAGGTGTTGACCCTGTTACTAAAAAGAAAAAGAAAAGACCTAGATTTACAGGCACACAGTTAAAACAAATCTTTGCACGTCAATTAGAACCTGTACAAAAAACAAAAGCACGCCAATGTGAGACGTGCCTTGGTAAAGGTGTAATTAGAAAACTCAAAACAAATGGCCAACCATATAAAAATTTAAGTAGATGTGTTGATTGTAATGCACAGGGTTTTATCTATTCTAATTTAAAAGATAAAGCAGGGTTTACTGCTAGCCCAGACTCTGTTATGGATATTGCAGAGGGTGGATTTAAAACAGATAAAAATACTTTAGAAAAAATGGCTAGACAAGGAGACCAATTTTTAAAAGTATTTGTAGATAAAATTACAAGATACAATGCATTAGAAGTTTATTTAAATACATTTATTGATGGTATAAAGAAACATACATCAGATAAAAATTATTTATATCCTAGTTTTATGCAAACAGTTACAGCTACAGGTAGACTATCTAGTCGTGACCCTAACTTTCAAAATCAACCAAGAGGTAACACATTCCCTATTCGTAAAGCAATAGCATCAAGATTTGATGGTGGTAGCATTATGGAAATAGATTACGCACAATTAGAATTTAGAACTGCTGTGTTTCTTGCACAAGATAGGCAAGGTATAAAAGATATAGAAAATGGTGTAGATGTTCATCAGTATACTGCCGATATTATAGGTTGTTCAAGACAAGATGCAAAGGCACATACTTTTAAACCCTTGTATGGTGGCATGTCTGGTACAGAAAATGAAAAGAAATATTATTCTGCATTTCTAAAAAAGTATCCAGATATAAAAGCATGGCATGAAAAATTACAAGACGAAGCTGTTAGACGAAAAGTAGTTACGCTACCAAGTGGTCGGCAGTATGCTTTCCCCAAAGCAGAAAGAATGCCTTGGGGTGGTTCTAGTTTCTCTACACAGATAAAAAATTATCCTGTGC